GGCGGCGTACGTGGCGGCGTCCGTGGCGGCGTACGTGGCGGCGACCGTGGCGGCGCGCGTGGCGGCGTCCGTGGCGGCGTCCGTGGCGGCGCGCGTGGCGGCGACCGTGGCGGCGTCCGTGGCGGCGTACGTGGCATCCTGTTTGCGGCAATGCCAGATCCACGCCGAAGCACCGTATGCGAAAGCCATCACCATCGGGCTCGGCACGATTACCACGCGCGGCTTTTTCAGCCCCCCGGCGGCATAGAGCGCTTCGATAGCCGGCGTGATCTTCTCCGGCTCGATGGGATTGGTACGCATCGCGATGTCGATCCACTTCTTCGAGATCAGGTCCATCTTTGCTTTTTCAGCCGGAGTGATTCCGCCTTCAGCGCGGGTCGGCGTGCGAATGATCTTGGCCATGATTTTTAGTCTCTCTGTAGGTGTGGGAGGGCGCTGAGCGCCCTGGCTCTTGATCAGTCGGCGATGCGGCGGATTTCCTCGGGCGAGTATTCGCGCTGGGTGCCTTCGCCGAATTTCGAAACGCGGTAGATGCCGGGCTCGAGGTGGATCGGGCCGTGTTCTTCGTGTTGGATCGAGGTCTTCTCCATCACCTGGAGGAAGCGCTCCGCACCCGCATCCCACAGCTTCGCGGGCAGGACGCCGGCTTCGGGATAGATCGCATGGGCATGGCCAGTGACTTCTCCGTATGCGAGCACCACACGGCCATCCGTCTTGATCTCGGTCATCTTGGTATCCGGCATCGATGCCACGCGCTCCACGAGCACATCGCCCTGACGGAACTGCTGCAGTTGTTGCTTCTTCATCGTTTTCTCCTGAAATACACCTGATGGCCAGGTGCGAGCCGTGGAATCAGTAGCCCTGCAGGTCGCGCGCGGCGCGCAGCGTGGCGGGACAGCGTAAGCGAGTTACTTCTTCGCTTTTTGGCTGATGCGGCGTTCCGTCTCGATCAGCTGACGCAGACGACGCGCCGAAGCGTTGGCATCAGGCTTCTTGTAGATGGGCCGCCCAAGCATGGCCAAGTGGGTAAACCCATTGGCGGCTTGGCGGCGACGGCGCGCATTGCATCTGGCTTGGGACATATCTCGGCTCCTGGGTGTGTTGTGCTGATGGCTCTACTGTAAGACGTAAGCGTCTAGATAGCAAGACGAATGTGTCTAGATAAGACGAAAACGTTTCAATCGGACAGCCGAGTCCGATAGGCCACGTTTTTCAGGACGAAAAAAAGCCCGCTCAATCCATGGAGCCGAACTCCATCGACTCTCCACAGACGTTTGCGTCTTGCGCATAAGGCGAATCTGTCTTATGATGGTTCAGACGTATATGTCTAGCCACGATGAGGCTCCCAAATGGACGAAATGAATGTGCTGCGTGCTTGGCTTACCGATCAACGCGGTCGCTGGACGCGGATCGCTGCCGATACCGGCTTGAGCACCAAGACCCTGTCTCGCATCGCCAATGGCGAGGTCGAATCCGTGAACCTGCGCACCTACACCAAGCTGCGCGAGGCCATGAAGTCGGTATCCCAACTGGCAGAACCAGCTGCTGCCTGAGGACTGCGATGACCGCGGAAACAGTTTCGGCCGATGAGGTTGAAAGCGCACGCGAGCGGATGAACGAGTTGCAGAACGTCGATCAGTTGTCGTGGGAGTAAGCAGGTGCCCGTATGAACTATTTCGATCGCATTTCATATGAACCTGAGACAGGTGTGTTTCGCTGGGCAGTAAGCGCCCGTGGCATAACCGCTGGCAAGATCGCAGGTTCCGTGACATCTTATGGCTACCAGCAGATAAAACTTGGCCGCCGCGCATACCGAGCGCATCGCCTAGCTTGGTTCCTCACGCATGGAGTATGGCCGGACGGCGAGATCGATCACATTGATGGCGATCCGCTCAACAACCGTCTGAGCAATTTGCGCGTGGTTGATCGCGCCGGCAATTCTCAGAACCGCCGCGCGCTCGGCGCGACGTGGAATTGTCAGCACCGCAGATGGCAATCAAAGATTCAGGCGAACAAAATTCGTCACCATCTCGGCTATTTCGATACCCCTGAGGAAGCCCGCGCTGCATATCTAAAAGCCAAGAAGCGTCTTCACATCAGTGGAGGCCAAAATTAACTTCTACAAGCACCACATCGGCGACTACGATCAGGCAACGCGGCATCTGTCATTTGTCGAAGACGCCGCTTACTCGCGGCTGATTCGTAAGTACTACGCCGAGGAAAAGCCGCTCCCCGCTGACGTCAAGCAGGTGCAGCGCCTCGTTGGCGCCCGCGCACGCGACGAGAAGGATGCCGTGGAGACGGTGCTTGGCGAGTTCTTCGTCCTCAAGCCAGACGGCTGGCACAACAAGCGGTGCGACGAAGAAATCGCTGAAGCGCAAGAGTCAGAATCTGAGCGGGACGAGAAGAAGGCCAACGAACGCGAGCGCCAGAAACGCCATAGAACCGAGCGTAAACAACTTTTCGAGAGGCTTCGTTCGCTTGATGTTGTGCCTGCGTACGACACACCAACAGAGACGTTGCGTACGCTCCTGTCACAGCGTACTTCATTGGATGTCACGCGTGACAAAACTGAAAATGTCACGCGTGAATATGGGGGCGGTAACGCACATGTCACGCGTACGGCCACGGCTAACCAGACACCAGACACCAGACACCAGACACCAGACACCAGAAAAGAAAAAACAAAGCGCGTGACCGCGCTGTCGTGTTCGGACCTGATGGCCGATGGGTTGAGCGAAGAGACCGCCAACGAGTGGCTGGCCTTCCGAAGGCAGAAACGCGCTCCCTTGACTGCCACGGCGTGGGAGGGCATCAAGCGCGAGGCCGCTAAAGCCGGATGGGTGATGCAGGACGTCGTGACGAAATGCATGGCGCGTGGGTGGCAGGGGTTCGAGGCTGAATGGGTGAAATCCGGCAGGTCTTCGACCACCAAACAGGCGGAGTGGGACGCGTCGATTGGCGCGTTTCTCGGTGATACGAAGCAGGCTGACCCTTACACGATTGAGGCCGAATATGCACGAATCCGATAAGCCGCAGTTCGCGAATGTACTCAAGGCCACGGCGGACAGCTATGGTCGTCGCCCCTATCTCCCAGAGACCATGAAGTTGTGGTTCGAGATATTTGCTGATGTGTCGATCGAAGATTTTCGCATGGCCTGCCTCAAGCACGCTGTGGAAGATCCGCGTAACCCTCCGACTCCTGCTTCGTTGCTGGCTATCCTGAAGCCGAAGATTGACCGACTCGGCGCGGAAGAAGCGTGGGCGCTCGCGGTCAAGGCGTGCGACGAAACCGAAATGGTCATCCTGAATGACGAGATCGCACAGGCGTGGGGCATCTGCAAGCCAGTCATGGATATCGGCGATGAGGTTGGCGCGCGGATGGCGTTCAAGGAGGCGTACCAGCGCATCACGGCCGCGGCAACCGAGCCGGTCAAATGGTGGCCATCTATCGGCAGCGACCCGCACAAGCGCGATGCTGCGCTGGCCGAGGCGAAGTGTCAGGGTCTTCTGCCAGCGTCCCATGTCGCCGCGCTCTTGCCGCCTCCGATGCCGACCAACGTCACGGGCAACCCCGAGGGGTTGCAGCGCGTGAAGGACGAGATCGCGAAGATGAACCTGTCGCGCATGGATCGCGTTGTCGCGCGGGATGCGGCAGTCAAGGCGGAACGCGATGCAGTCATCGCTGCCAAGCAGGCTATTGCTGACCGAATTGCGCAATACCGGAAGGGAGCGCAGCAATGATGACGACGATGAAATGGCCTGAAACGATGCTCGAGCATCGCAATGACGGTCGCGATTGGGCGAGGCGAATCCTTGCGCGCGAGAACGCCGGCGAGCGTTTCACCGCGACGGTCATCGACATGGCCAAGCGCCCGCTTGGCATGGAAATCGGAGTGGTGGCATGAGCGTAGAAATGGGTTCTCTCCATGCTCCGCATTCATCGACCGCGCGAGTGGGGCAGAGCCGCATGCGGGCACTCGGCCGGCTCAAGACTGGCCAGATGAATCGGACAGAAGCAGCCTATGCGCAGCACCTGGAATTGCTCAGGAACGCCGGCATGGTGCTCTGGTATCGCTTCGAGGGCCTGAAGCTTCGGCTCGCCGACAACACGTTCTATACCCCTGATTTCGTTGTAATGCGCGCTGACGGACAACTGGAGGCCCACGAAGTAAAGGGCTTTTGGACTGATGATGCGCGCGTGAAAATTAAAGTAGCCGCGGATCAATACCCGCTTGCATTCCTTGCGGTGAAGGTCAAGTCAAAGAAAGAAGGTGGCGGTTGGTCTACTGAAGAGTTTTAAAAATACCAAACAACGGAGAGTGAAATGAAAGAGGACAACTTTGAAGAGGCGCTTGCGCAGGCTTACGATGACCCGACGTTGGGTGAGCGCACAGCGTTTTGCAATGGATGGCGGGCGCATGCGAATCAGTCTGCATTGAAGCCAGACGAGCGCATCGTCCTGCGCGATCTCGCACAAGCCCTGGCATGGCAATCCTTCGGGGAATGCCGCGGATATTCGGAGCGGCTGCTGTCGCCGATAGATGCGCTGGCGGCGGCGCGCGATGTGCTTGGTATCCCTGCCGCACAGGCCACGCCGCTGGACGACAAGAGCCACCCCCGATTCATCGCGGGCTACGAGGCCGGCATGAAGGATGCCAAGCGCTCCATCGCGCAGCAGGCAGCGCAGCCAGTGGCGTGGCACGGCGGCGCGGCGTTCCCCAAGCTCACCCAGGAGCAGGCCGCTGCAGCAGTCAACCAATCGTTGACAACTGCGCCGCAGGCCCAGCCGAGCCTGATGGATGTCAGGCATCTTTGGGACGCCGCCACCGAGGCGGCCGGCGGAGATGGGCTCGAGGCAATGCAGCATTTCGCCGGCCTGGTGCTGTCCCGCTACGGTGCCGCATCGCATGAATTTGATGCTGCCGATATGCAGGCTCAATGGAATGCTGGCTTCGCTGCAGGTAGCGCTGCGCCGCGTCCCACCGATGATGAGATGTGGGACCAGGCGCTACGGGAGCGCGATTCCTACCACGATATGGCCGACCAGTTGGCGGCGCAGATCGCCGCTATCACGGGTGAAGAAATCGGCGAGCACAGTAGTGCAAACGATCCCTGGCGCAATGCGATGCTAGCGGCAGATGAATTCATTGCCGCTCCGATCAGGAAACTGTGTTCCGCCCCCGCCGTACAGACTGCGCCGCTGGCCGAAGAGGATGCGCGACCCACTGGCACGCTCGTTGGGCTCGGGGGCGGCTGGATCATCAACCCCGATGCCGCACAGGCTGCACCACTGGCTGCCCCAACTCGGCCGCATCAGACTACTGCGCACCCTATCAAGGAACCGTACACCCTCGCCGAAATCGAGGCTCGCATCGCATCGCATGACTACAGCGCCGAGCTGCTGCTGCAGCACGCGATGGAGCTTCTGCGCGGACGGGCCGGAGAGGATGCGCAGCCGGTCCCGGCTTTCTATGTCCGCGATGCGGATGTAGCTCGTCTGGCAGACCGCCGTTTGGCTGGCATTGGAGCCATGCTGAACAAGGAATCCGGCCCGGGCATGACAGCCTACTACGCTACCCCGCAGCCAGCAGCCCAGGCGGCGCCGGCCGTGCCGCTACTGACGAAAGAGCACCAGGGCATGCGCGTGGACTACTCGGGCCTGCTCCAGCAGGCGGCCAACGCGCTGGTTCTCGGTGGCAAGGCGCCCGGCCTGGCCGAGATGCTGCGGCAGCTTCAGGGCCACATGACAGAGTTGGGGTTGCGCTGGTATGCCAGCGACACGGCCGTGGTCGATGAACTCTGCCAGCTCTACTGCGTCGGGAGAGATGCACGGGTCGCGCTCACCACTCAGGGAGCTAGCCATGACTAAGTTCCGCTGCTGGCTTCCCGAGTACGGCCAGGACCGCGAGGACGGCCGCGACATGGGCGCGTACGACGCCGAGCAGGCGGCAGCTCTGTTCATGGAAATCTACGAGGCACGCAGCGCTGAATACCCGGTTGCCTCGGGCGGAATGGCTCTTGTAGCCGTGTCCCCCGATGGGGATGCCCCTGAGATGTACTCGGTTTGGGGCGAACCGCGGCCTACCTATCGTGCCAGGAGGAAGTCATGATGATTGATGGAAAGGATATGCAGAGCGCCGGCGCGCAACAGGCGGACCAATTGCCGGTAGAGCTGCGGGCGGTGGCCGAGACGGTCGCCGACGGCGGCGGTTTCTGGACGCCATGCACGGGATGCTACGACACCGAGGACGGCCGCCCGACACAGAAGTACGCCCACAGCGATGTCTTTGGCTGCGAGCTGGGCAATGGATGCCGTGAGTGCGGTGGCTTGGGCGCCGTGTGGGACGATACCGACTATGCCGCGATGGCCGAGTTCATGGAGCAACCGGACGCCGCCCCTGCGCTGAGCGAGCAACAGGCGGAGCCGATAGGTGGATGGGCGCACGCGCTGGAGGAAGCCGAGCGCGAAAGCCTGAGCATGCGCTACCAGCGCGATGCGGCGATCCAACGAGCCGAAGCAGCAGAGGCCGCCGCCCCTGCGCCGAGCGCATCGCCTGTCGCGCTGACGGATGATCCGGTGAACGTATCGCTCCGGGAGGCGCTGGCAGAAGCAATTGAACATATCGAGTCAATGGAATGCAGTGATAACTCTTGCGATCCGCCCTCTGATTGGTCACACCTGAAGGCCGCGTTGGCGGAGCAACATCCAGACGATGTTGAGGTAGACCGCTTCGCTGTCGCTATGAAGGCGAAGTTGGCCAAATCTCGCGCAAAAGGCCGCGGCGGATGGGAGCAATGCGACCCTGCCGACCTGTCTCGCATGCTGCGCGAACACGTTGAAAAAGGCGACCCGCGCGACGTGGCTAACTTCTGCATGTTCCTGTGGGCGCTTGGCGGCGAATGGTGCGGCTATTGTTGGTGTGGCGCTCGCCCTGCCGCCCAGCACCATAGTGAGCCGATTGCATGGGTGCACGAGGAAGACTCCACACGCGTAATCTCTGCGTCGCAGAAGGCCATCGCACTGCGAGACGGCGGCGCCAGCGCTTCGTCGGTCCGCCCTTACTCAATCGCTGCGTTCGAGCATGCCGCCCCGCAACCGAGCGCCAAGGCGCTGACGGATGCGCTGCATTATCTGCGTATGGGCATGGAAAACCTGGCGCTGAACAATGGCGTACACATGGTTGACTTCCGGAATGCTGAACGTGCCCTTCTGGCCGCAGAGCAGCCCAGCGAGGACAAGCGCGATGCGGAGCGGTACCGCGAATTCTGTGGTTCGGGATGGCCGATCTGCTTTCTGGGCGAAACCTACACCGACAAGGCCAGTCTCGATATGGGTATCGACGCTGCAATCGCCAAGGGAGCGGAATGATGGCCACGAGACCCATGCGCTTCGGCCTCCATCGGCGTCCCGCTCTCGCCAGGATCTACGCGGTTCTCGTGATGATTCTCTTGCCGGCGCTGTTTCCATTCCTGTTCGCCGTCGCATATGCACCGGAAGTGGTCAGGACATTCATCGATGACATTTCGCGCAACTACCGCGATGCGTGGAGAGTTGCCTTTGGAAAGGGAGAGGGGACATGAGTACCAAGACTAGCGGCCTTGAATTCAAGGCCTTCTACAACGACTCCAAGGTCTGGAAGAATGGGCGCTGGCATGAGGATGAAATTGTCTTCATAAATCATCATCTCGTAGACGAGTTTGACATAGCGAAGATCAATGATTCTGACATGGTGCTCATCGAGGGCGGCGTAATCTATGAGGAAGACGGCGCTACAGAAGTTGGTGGATTTGAAGGCCAGTTTCGAAAATGGAAAAGAAACCAAGACACTACAACTCTCTTGGTGCGCGCGCCGAACGCGAAAACGGAGGCGATCCGCGCAGCGATCAAAGCCGCAGGAGGGACCTTGCTATGACTGAGAGCGCAGAGCAACTGGAGCGCGAGGCTTTTGAAGCGGCATTCAAAGGTCTGGACGACAGCGGCTGGGGTATCTATAGCCTGCCCGGCATATGGGCGTGGAAGGGGTGGCAAGCCGCGCGCCGTCATCCCCATGCCGCACCGGATGGCTGGCGCACCGTCATGGAGGACCTGGCCGAAGAACTCGAAGAGCAGGTATGCCATCGCTACCAAGGCTATCCACCCAACGACCGTCGCTTCGTTCGCGACATGCTGTCGGTGAAGGAAGCGAGGGAATTTCTCAAAGCCCACAAGGACAAGCCATGACCATCCTCACACACTTCTTCGCATTTCTCGGCGGCGCCACGGTTGGCGCTTTCTGTCTCGCTATCTTCATGGGTGGGCGAGATGATGGTGGTGATGGGGAGGGGAAATGAAACTCTGTAAAGACTGCAAGTTTTGCGAAGAAGATATGTTTGGAGGCTATGAGTTTGCGACATGCAATGCCACACTCAATTTGAAGATGAACCCTCTCAATGGAACAATAAGAAGAAAATGGGATCTTGCCTCTACACAACGCTACGGAAGTTGGTTTGATGCTTATTTGGAACAAACATGCGGCCCTCAAGGTCGATGGTTCCAAAAGAAACTTGAGGTGGAAACATGATCTGGCCTGCTATCGCTTCGCTTCTGCGCCTCTCGAAGGCGGTCGATGCGCATCTGAAAATTAAGAAGCCGCACATCCGGCGCGTGATTTATCCGACATTCATGCTGATGTTTCCAGTGGAACCCGCGTACTGGTACGCGTGGGAATGCACGATCTCCGGCGCATGGTCTTACCACGCCTACGGCATATCACCAAAGGATGCATATGACCAATGGGTCAAGGCAGGCGGAAGCCCTTGGCCCCCAACTATCGAATTGCGTTAGCAGATGCTACCGACATTTGCAAGTTGTGAGCAACCAAACTATCATCTACATCGAACAGGCGGCAATTTATGCCACTGATTCACCTATTGGAGCTATGAAATGTCGAAAAGTGATCTGAAAGGTGGCTCCATGAGCGCCGCCGTCAACTGCGCCCAATCCGCGCGCACCAAGCCTGCAGGCGGGAAGGTAGCAGCGCCTCCGGGACCGAAGCCGGAACCCGTGAAGTTGAATGGTGTACCGGCACCGAAGATGGGCGGCACTAGCCGCTGAATCTTCATCACACATCGAGGCGTGATATGGCCAAGCACTGGATCCAGGATGCGGTGAAGAAGCCCGGCAGTCTGCGCAAGGAACTCGGCGTCAAGAAGGGCGAAAAGATCCCCGCGAAGAAACTGGATGCAGCCGCTAAGAAACCGGGCAGGGAAGGGCAGCGCGCCCGCTTGGCCAAAACGCTGAAGGGGCTCAAGAAATGACCGCGCTCGTCTCGCTTGCCGACTACGGCGGCACGCCTCAGCAATTGGAAGGGCAGTTCATCCCGACAAAGTTTGCCGCAGTCACGCTGAACTCAGCCTCGGGCACGACACCACAGAATATGCTAGTGGTGCCCGCATATAAGTATGTCTTCGTCACCGGCATTCAGATCACGATTGATCCCATCGCCACGCTCGGCGCTGCGGGTATGGAGTTGATCAGCATCGCGGACTCGGTAGACGGCAACATCGCCACGCTACGCGCCTATATCCCGGCGTCACCTGCTTCCCCCGCAATCCCCACTGTCATCCGCCAGACCAGCGCGCCAGGCGCTTTCTGGGCTTCATCGCAGAAAGGCACGACTATCGCTGCTTCGCTGTCTGTCGCGCTGACTGCTGCATCGGTGCGGATCTCGTTCCCCTACGGATTCACCAACAAGTTGATTGGGAATAACTAATAACATGTCTTCGATCATCGAATATGACATTACCATTCAATTGAAGGTGGCAAGCTACAAGCCGGATCAAGAAAATATTTCACGGAAAGCATTAGATTCTGCCGAAGATATTGCGCTCGATTTTAATCGAAGAGACATGGCTGTCGGCGCCCCTACTGTGCGGGTAAGCGCTGTGAATTCTACAAAATTGCGCACATGGAGCGTGAATTATGAAGGGAAAGAATTCATAGTTGAGGCAGAGCGCGGGCTCCTTGAAGATGGAATGATCCTTTCTTTCTACATCGGAGAGGAAATCGTTTCTCAATTTTTTGGAATCTGCTGGTGGGGACTAAAGGATCCGAAATGACCTTCGCAGACACAGCTAAACGCCGCATGGAATTGCGTCGCAAGTTGGGCGACAGCGCAATCTCGCGGATCCAAGAACAGGATGCGCGGCGCATGTATCTACAGGCTGCATGCAACGACATCATGTGGCGCGTGCGCATGTTTCGGCATTCTGCTGGAGCGCTGAAGTAACGCGATGAGCACTAAAGAAGTGACAAAAATTGTCACTCGAAAACCTCCTGCTGCTGGCAAAGGACGTCCTAAAGGTGCGTTGAACAAAACCACCAAAGCGGCGAAGGATGCTATCGCTCAAGCGGCAGAAGAACTCGGTGGCGCTGACCGTCTAGTGGCTTGGGCTAGAGAAGATCCAGCGAATGAACGTATCTTTTGGGGAAGCATCTATCCGAAGCTCTTGCCGCTTCAAGTAACGGGAGAAGGTGGCCAGCCTCTCACCATCCAAATCGTGAAGTTCGGAGGTAGCAATGGCGACGATCCAACTTCCTAACGGATGGCAGCCGCGCCCTTACCAGCGTCCTGCGTGGGACTATCTAGAAAAGGGCGGGAAGCATGCTGAGTTGATCTGGAGCCGCCGCGCAGGCAAGGATGAGGTCGCACTTCATCGCACTGCTGTCGCTTCTTTCGAACGCATCGGCAGCTACTGGCACATGCTCCCGATGGCAGCCCAGGCGCGCAAAGCGATCTGGAATGCGGTCAACCCGAGGACTGGCAAGAAGCGTATTGACGAAGCCTTTCCGCTCGAGATCCGCAGCAAAAAGAACGATCAAGAAATGTACATCGAGTTCATCAATGGCTCGACGTGGCAGGTTCTTGGATCGGACAATTACAACGCGATGGTCGGCTCGCCTCCGGTGGGCATTGTCTATTCGGAGTGGGCGCTTTCCAATCCGGCGGCAAAGGCATACCTGCGCCCCATCATCGCTGAGAACAACGGCTGGCAGATATTCATCACCACGCCACGCGGCAAGAACCATGCATATACGACCTTCAGAGGCGCCAAAGACGATCAAGATGCCTTCGCGCAGATTCTGACGGCCAACGAGACAGGGCAATACACACTCGAGCAACTCGTAAAGCTTCGTGCCGAATATGTGCGTGACTTCGGCGAGGCAATGGGCAATGCCCTATTCGATCAAGAGTTCATGTGCTCGTTTGAAGCCCCAATCATGGGCGCTGTCTATGCGCGCGAGCTGCGTGACGCGGCTGATCGCATCATGCGTGTGCCATACGATCCGTCCAAGCCAGTGCATCTCTTCTGGGATTTGGGCCGCGCCGACAAGACGGCCATCTGGTTCGCGCAGCTAGGGCCGTTCGAGTATCGCGTCATCGACTACATGGAAGGCGTGGGCAAGCATATAGGAGAGTACATCCCCGACCTGCAAGCCAAGCGCTATGTCTTCGGGGACTGCTGGCTGCCGCACGATGCGAACAATGAACTGCTCGCTTCCGCTCGCACTGTAGCCCAACAGCTACGCGATGCCGGATTCAAGGTGCGCACGGTTCCCAAGACCTCAATCGATACCCGTATCGAGGCTGCTCGCCTGATGTTCCCGCTCATCTACTTCGATGAGAAGCGCACGGAGGAAGGCATTACGGCACTGCGCAACTACCGATATGACGTGGATGAAGAGACGAAGCAGTTGAGCAATGCGCCTTTGCACGATTGGGCATCCCATGCTGCGGATGCGTTCGGCTACATGGCCGTCGCGCTTCGTGAACCGAAGAAACATGAACTTGCCAAACCGAAGCGACAACCCCATGCGCTGCAAACCGGCCGCTTCAATGGCCAATGGATGGGCTAAACATGGCAGATAAAGACGAAGACATTATTGCGCGCGCCCATCGTCGCTTCAAGGAAGCGCAGGAGTGGGAGGGCGACGCTCGTCAGCGCTTCAAGAACGATGTCGAATTCTTGTATGCCGACCCGGACAATCAGGCGCAATGGGATGCAGCAGTGCGCGCACGTCGCCAGATCTCTGGGCTGCCGATGGTGACGATCAACAAAGTGCATACGCATTGGCTGCATGTGGTCAATCAGATGAAGGAAAATCTGCCGGCGATCACGGTCAAGCCAACTGGCGATGAAGCGACTTATGAATCGGCGCAGATCTATGGTGCCGTGATCCGGCATATCCAGGTGAAATCACAGGCAGCGACTGCCTACAAGATCGCAGCACAGTTCCAAGTGGGCGCGGGCATTGGCTATTGGCGCCTTGTGACCGAATACGCTGATGACAATAGCTTCGATCAGGAGATCCGCATCAAGCAGGTGCCCGATCCTCTTTCGGTGTACCTAGATCCGCACATCAAGAACCTCGATGGCTCCGATGCACGCTTCGGCTTTATCTACGAAGATATGCCGCGCGACAAGTTCGAGGACAAGTACCCCCGTGTGAAGATTCCAATGGGCGCCGATAACAATGGCGTGCAGTCATGGATCATGAAGGATACGGTCCGCACGGCGAACTACTACGAGGTCGAGACGCGCAAGGAATGGCTCTATGCCATTCCGAACGATGATGGAAGCATGCGCTTTGTTCGTGAGTCCGAGATGGAGGCAAACGAGCGTGCACTGTATGCTGCGGCCCATCGGGAAGATTCGGAAGTTGTCATGCGTCGCCGCGTCGACAAGAAGACGGTGCGCCTCTATGTGATCGCCGGGAACGCCATCGCAGAAAAGGGGATTTGGCCTGGCGCCTATGTCCCCATCATCCGCGTGCCAGGCGAGGAGATCGTCATCGAAGGGCGCCTTGATCGAAAGGGCCTTATCCGGTATCAGAAGGATGCGCAGCGCGCCTACAACTACAACGCATCCGCAGCACTGGAATATGGTGCGTTGCAGAGCAAATCGCCGTGGACAGCCCCTGTCGAAGCCATCGAGGGGCTTGAGAACTATTGGGCAACTGCGAACACGCAGAACCACGCTTATCTGCCATACAACCATGCGGACGAAAATGGCAACGCCATCCCGCCTCCGCAACGTCAGCAGCCGCCGAACAGTTCTCCGGCCTATCTTGAGGGCATGCAGGTAGCTGAGCGCGAGCTGATGATGTCGAGCGGCCAATATGAGGCCACTTTCAGCGAACAGGGCAACGAGATTAGCGGGGTATCGATCACGAAGCGCCAGAAGCAGGGCGAGCGCGTAACGTTCCATTTCCCGGATGCGCTGAACGATGCGTTGCGCTTTACTGGTGTTCAACTGGTCGACCTGATTCCGAAGGTATATGACACGCGGCGCGTGCTGCGCATCATGGCCGAGGATGGCGAGCAGCAGACAGTGGTCATCGACCCGAAGCAAACCGAAGCGCTTCGCATGGAAAAAGTCGCGCAAGAGAATCGTGTCAATGCAAGCTTCAATCCGAATGTCGGCCGCTATGAAGTGGTTGTGGATCCTGGCCCGAGCTATGACACCAAGCGCGAAGAAGCTTTTGAAGCGCTCACGAATCTGATCGTTGCCAATCCGGCGATGGCCCAAGTCATCGGCGACCTCTATATGGCGGTGGCTGACTTCCCGATTGCCGACAAGTTGCGTGAGCGCATGCGTAACTGGATCAATGCTACGAACCCGGGGGTGGTTGGAGATGGCCCCACGCCGAAGGAGCAGCAATTGCTGCAGCAGCTGCAAGCCGCGGCGGATATGGTCAAGCAACTATCGGAGGCGCTGGCTGAAAAGGACCGCGCGCTGGACATCGAGAATCGGCGCCTGGACATGGAGGCACTCAATCACCTGGCGCTGCGCATGGAGAACGAGCGCGAGGCCATCACGGCTGCATTCAAGGCCGAGACGGATCGCCTCAAGTCGATCTTGGGCGCACTCGATCCCAACATCCTCGGCCTCATTGCCGAAAAGCTCGGTACTGAAGTGCTAACGGCCCCGAATCCGGGAGAAGACGTCAATCCGCCTACGATCGATCCAGCGGCAGCCTATGCAATGGGGCTGCCCACTGTCACCGATTCCAGCCCGCAACCACAAGCCGCAGCTCCATTACCCCAACAATAAACCGCCCATCAATCGAGGAAAATCATGGACCAAGTAGTAGAAACGACATCGACTGAAACGGTTGCCGCACCGAACGATGGCGCGCTCCAAGATACGCAGCAGCCAAATCAGAATGCGCAGCCGCCTGAATGGGTGCCGAAGCGCATGGGCGAACTGGCGGCGGCGCGCCGAGCAGCAGAACAACGCGCTGAGCAGATCGCAGCTGAGAATGCGCGCCTGCAACAGCAACTAGCTGCACTACAGGCCGGACAGCCCGGTGATGGGTCAGAAACCACCCCGGTTATGGCCACCCAGCAGCATCCGAATGTCGAACAGCTCGCGCGTACCTATGCCGAGCAGATGATTCAGCAGCGCATGGCCGAGCAGCAGACCAGCAGCCGCATTGCGGAGGTTGATGCCGCAGCGCGTAAGGAGTTCGGCGCTGACTATGACACGTCGGTGCAGAACCTGACGATGGCCGGCATTGGCGGCCCCGAATTCCTGTCGGTCATCACTAGCGTGCCGAACCCGGAAAAGCTCGTGACATGGCTCGGCAAGTCTGAGAATTTGGGTGAGGCCATGCGTGTGATGGGCCTTTCGCCCATGCAAATGGGAATTGAGATGACGAAACTCGCTGGGCGTGCGGCCAAGGAAATGACCAAGCAAGTCTCGAAAGCGCCCCCTCCGGTTGAGGGAGTCGATGGTGGCTCGAGCGGCGGTAGTGGTGGTTCGGAACCCAAGATGGGCACGCCGGAATGGTTCGAATACAGAAATAAAACGGCACGTCGGCGCCGTCATTAAATACAAATTCACAGTGGTTTTACTATAATTAACTTAGTTAAAACCACTTTGGATATCGACATGAAGACTTGCTCATGCTGCCGACTTGATAAGCCTTTGGAAGAGTTCAATAAAGAATCATCCCGGAAGGATGGACACCAGAGGTATTGCAGAACATGCGTCAAAGAGCGCGCGGCAAAGAGATATTCAGAGAAGCGCGAAGAACTACTCGCGCAATCGAGGGAATGGCATCTCCAGAATCGAGAGTCAGTATTGGATAGGAAAAGGACGAACTATGCCAAGAACCAAGCGAAGGAGCGTTCTCGTTCCTTGGCATGGAAGAATGCAAATCTCGGTCAGGCAAATCAAACAGCCCGCATAGCGACCATTCAAAGAGACGCGATTCCAGTGTGGGCAGATATGGAGGCCATGAAGGCAATCTATCAGGCTGCAGCAGAACTCTCACGAGCAACCGGGGCGAGATATCACGTCGATCATATTGTGCCAATACGCAATGAGATCGTATGCGGGCTTCATTGCGAAGCCAATCTCCAAGTTCTGACCCACAGCCAAAATAGCAAGAAGGGCAACCGGCACTGGCCGGACATGCCAGACTGACATTGACATCACACAAGAAATCTACTATTTTGCAGTTACTTGGCATGAAATTGCTCAAATCCTAAATTTTGTGAGTGATTAGACTCATGCGAATGGGTTTTCAGGCATAAGCGAGCCGTCAATCGCTGGATTGGCCCGTCAAGTTGGTCTCCGCAGGGCAGAGACAAGTCGCGGATGCGCAAGCACCGCTCCTTCGTTCCCTGTCTCTCGATTGGAGTGCCAACGTGGCCAATAGCCTGCTCACAATCGACATGATCACCAACGAAGCCGTGCGCCTGTTCACGCAGACGAACGCCTTCCTGCGTCGTGTCGACCGTCAATACGACGACCAATTCGCCCGCACGGGCGCCAAGATCGGTAATACCCTGCGCATCCGCCTGCCCAACGATTATGTCGTGAACAACGGGCCGGCCATCACGCCGCAGGGCACCAACGAACAGAATACGACCCTCACGGTCGCCAGTCAGAAGAATGTTCCCGTTTCCTTCGGCACCGCCGAGAAGACGATGAGCCTCGATGACTTCAGCGAGCGCATCCTGGCGCCGGCAGTGAATCGCCTAGCTGCCACGATGGCGGCCGACCTGATCACCGTGGGCAATGCCGCAGCGAACCTGTCGTACAAGGTCGATGGTTCCGGCAATCTGGTTTCTCCGGACATGGGCACGTGGCTTGATGCGGGCGCGAAACTTTCCAACAACCTCGCGCCGCGGATGGATCGCACGATCATCCTCGACATGCTGACCGAGGCACGCACCATTCCCACGCTGGCGGGGCTGCTTAATCCCCAGAAGAAGATCAGCGACCAGTACGAGACTGGCATGATCACCAGCGATACGCTGGGCTTCGACTGGTATGACGACCAGACGGTGCAGATCCACACCAACGGCACGTTCACTGCGGGTACGGTCGCCGGTGCTGGCCAGACGGGTAATACCCTGACGGTCAATGCGATCACGGGCACCCTGAATAAGGGCGACATCATCACCATCCAGGGGGTGAACGCGATCAACCGACTGACTGGCCAGACGCAAGGTGTCCTGCGTCAGTTCGTGGTGACTGCGAACGTCAACAGTGGCGCGACTTCGATTCCGATCTATCCGGCCATCGTGCCTGCGCCCGCGGCATTCAACACCGTGACCGCTTCGCCGGGGAACACCGCGCCGATCTCGCTTGTGCTTCCCGCCAGCGCGCAGTACCGCCAGAACTTGGCCTTCTATCCGGAAGCCTTCACGCTGGCGACTGCCGACCTCGAAATGCCGACTGCTGGCGTGGTGTCGTCCGCGCGCGCGATGTTCGACGGGGTGTCCATGCGGATGATCGAAGCATACGACGTGATGTCGGACAGCCTGATCACGCGCCTGGACATTCTCTACGGCTTCGCTGCAATCCGTCCGGAATGGGCCGTCGCCGTCGCCGACGTTCTGTAACGCGCTCCGTCCCGGGCATCTCCTCCTCGATGTGTGGGATTTGGGGCGTCTCTTAACGGGGGCGCCCCTGTTTTCGAAGGAAAGCAGTCATGCACAACAACCGCGAATTCACCTCCGAGTATGTGTTTCAAGAGTTCCCGAAGTGGGTGACGTTGGCCGATGGCTCGATGTTGCTGGTCAACAGCGCGGAGGAAGAAGCTGTTGTCGTCGGCCCGAAAGAGCCTGAGCAAGAGGGCGACGCCACTGCACAAGCCGACAAGGCTGCACTGCTCGAGCAAGCGCGTGCACTAGGGCTGGATCCGCATGCCAACACCGGCGTGGAAAAGCTGAAACAACTCATCTCTGAAGCGAAATCCTGAACAGGAGCCTCATCATGAAAAAGATTCTTTCCCTGACGGCGCTTGCCATTGGCGTCTGCCTCTCGATGGCAGCCAATGCGCAATTCGTACCAACCGCAGCATTCCAGACCATCACTAACCAGTGCGGTACCTACTTCAAGCAGGGCAGCACGTTTTACGATGGCGCCGGCAATAGCGTTGGCTCCGCACTCCCGTTCTGCGCGGGTTCTCTGAGCACCCAGAACGGTGCGAGCGTGCAGATGCAACCCGCACAGTTCACGGTGGCCACGCTGCCCACGTGCAATGCATCCTCGAAAGCCCTGCTGCTGGTCGTGACCGATGCAACGTCGCCTACTTACAACGCATCCTTGACTGGCGGCGGCGCTGTGACAGTGCCAGTGGTGTGCAACGGCTCTGCCTGGACCTCTCACTAACATGTCCAGTCCTCTGCCGACAACCCCCCGCGACATCATCAACCTTGCGCTGAAGACGGCCAACGTCCTCGGCGTGGGGCAAACCGCGTCGGCAGAGGATACGAACGACAGTTTCAATTTGCTGAACATGATGATGGCGCAGTGGCAGCGCCGTCGTTACATGGTCTATCAGTTGATCGATTCGGCGAAACAGGCCACAGGACAGCAATCCTACACGGTGGGTCCGGGCGGAGATTTCAACATGCCGCGACCTTCCAAGCTCGAGTTCGCCTACTTTCGGCAGAACGTGGCCACCCCGTTGCCTGTGGATTATCCGCTTGAGATCCTTCGCGCGCGCGAGGACTACAGCCGGATCAGCATCAAGACGTTGAACGCCTTCCCGCAGTTTGCTTTCTACGATGGCGGCAACCCGCTGGGCAATCTCTATGTCTGGCCGATCCCCAACGATCAGTACGAAATCCACATCGTGGTCATGCAGCAGATTCAGCAGTTTGTGAATCTGAGCGATCAAATCATCTTGCCCCCTGAGTATAAAGCGGCGCTCATGTGGAATCTGACGCTGGAACTGTACCCATTCTATGGCTTGCCGGTCAGCGACGTGGTGAAGGGAAAGGCAGAAGCCTCCATGCGCATCATCGAGGAAGCCAATGCGCAGATCCCGCAGTTGCAGATGCCAGCCGCACTGCGGGCTGCGAGTGGCACATACAACATTTACGGTGACTTCTATATCGGGAGCAATGGGCCATGAAAGCCGCGCTCACGATTGGGGCATACGAAGCGCGCAGTGTGTTGGCGAGCGCTCAACGGTCGGTGAACCTGTATATGGAGCCGAACCCGAAGGACTCCCCGTTTCCGTACATGCTGTACCCAATGCCGGGTCTGCTTCGAGTTGCGCAAGCAAGTCCAGAGACCGCCAGCGGCTGGCGAGGGCTCTATTGGGCGACCAATGACCGCGGCTATGGAGTCTGCGGCGACACGATGTATGCCATTTCCTCCGATATGTCATTGACTGTCCTTGGGCAACTTGGATCGTACCAAGGCATCGTGCATATGGTCGACAACGGCACGACTCTGATCGTGGTCGACGGCACGCCGAACGGCTATCAGGTGACGCTGGCTGATGATTCGTTCGCGCTGATCAATCAGGGTGCGTTCTACGGCGCTGACTACATCGATATGGTGGATGGGTTCTTTGTCCTCAATCGACCCAATACCAGCCAGTGGTATATCTCGCTGAACAATCAGGCAAGCTTCGACGCGACTGATTTCGCATCCAAGAATGGATTCCCTGACAAGGTGGTTGGTGTCGGTGTCGCGCGCCGCTACCTCTATCTCTTTGGCCAACTGACTAGCGAAGTGTGGTTCAACGCCGGTAACACGGCATTTCCATTCGAGCGCCTGCCGGGTGTGTTCATGCAGTATGGATGCATGAATGCCAATACCATCGCACAGATGGATGGAGATTTCTGTTGGCTCGCGCGCTCGGAGCAAGGCGACCGGATCATTTGCCGTGCTCAACAGTTTCAGGCAACGAAGATTTCCACGTTCGCGATGGACAACGAGATCGCTGGCTATGACACGGTGGACGATGCCTTCGCTTACACCTTCCAAAGTCTTGGCCATACCTTCTATGTGATCACCTTCCCATCGGCGCAGAAGACATGGTGCTATGACCTGTCTACCGAGCAATGGTGCGAATGGCTGTCTATCGACGAGAACGGCGAGTTCCAGCGCCATCGCTCCAACTGCTATGCCCTGTTATATGGGCGCCGCATCGTGGGAGATTTCGAGAATGGCAATCTCTATGCAGTAGAGCCAGAGGTCTATCTGGACAATGGACAGCCGATTCCACGGCTACGCGGCTTCTATCACGGCGTGGATGATGATTCCAGTCGCCTGAGCTATCGCGAATTCATTGCCGACATGGAAGTGGGCAATGGCGCGGGCAACGTCGAAGTGCCTCTGTATCTTCGCTGGAGCGACACCCGCGGCAAGTCATGGGGGAATGCTATCGAGACGAGCCTAGGCCGAGAAGGGGAGTACATCAAATCACTGCAATTCCAGCGGCTTGGGATGGCCCGCGACCGAGTATTTGAGCTCTGGTGGTCAGCGCCGGTGCGCACAGCGCTATCGGGTGCTTGGGTTCAGGTCAACAAGAACAACGAGTGACAGTCGTGGCTAACCTGCAAAGTGACGTTCCTCTCGTGAATGCGCCGATTGCCGATCCAAAGACCGGCGTCATTACGGAGGCATGGTTGCTGTTCCTGATACAACTTTGGCGTCGGACTGGTGGTGGCGGCGGAGACACGCCTACAAGCATCACATTGGATGATGTGTTCAGCGTGGAACAGACCTTTGGCATTGCTGGATCTACTGACACGGCGCGCGATGTATTGGCCACCGAGGCAACGCTGGCGCAACCGAACCGCCAAGAAGCACTGCTAGAAATGATCTTCGCGCCCGCGGGCGTGCAGGTCGACATCGTGGATAAGACGTTCACGGCAGGTACCGACTTCACGCCTGGCACAACGACAGCGCTGACACTGACAAAGGTCTTTGGCGCTATTCCGCGGCTATGGGTGTACTTCGATGGCGTGTTTCAAGGCGATGACCAGATTTCTTCTCTTGTGGGCCTGACATTGACATTCACCGCACCGATTCCTGTTGGTGTGACGAAGGTCTACATCAAGGGCTTACTGTTGGGGTAACAAATGCAACGGATTCCGAAGGCAATCCTCGCGGCACAACTGACCACCTCGGCGGCCCCATATTACACGGCGCCATCCGGAACGGTCGGGACCGTCAATAACCTGTCGTTTACCAATACAACGGCGGGTGTTGTCAAGGTAACGGTACATCGCGTTCCCTCGAGCGGCTCCGCTTCTGCGGGCAACATGCTCGTGTCCGCCTATTCACTGCCCCCGGGACAGACCTATGTGCCGCCGCAATGTATCGGTCTGCAACTAGAGCCCGGCATGACCCTTCAGGCATTGGCTGATACAGCAACTGCCGTGACGATCATGGGTGGCGTTTATGAAACTTCTGGGAGCTGATCTATGACTAGGTTTCTAGGTGTCGCAGTTGATCCCATCGAAGGGGCTACGTTACTCAATCCGCAGATGACTGGTGGTCGCATTGCGCGTACTAGCGGTGTATCGCTCGTCCTCGCCCAATCCGCCGTCCCCGCGTCGGTGACGGGCACCACGTCCGAGACGGTCTTCGCGACGATCCCGATCCCGGCCGGGGCGATGGGCCTGAGCGGCGCCTTGCGCGTCACGACGCAATGGTCGATGACAAATAACGCCAACACGAAGACCGGGACGATTCGATTGGGAGGAACCACCATCGGTTTCTTCGGAAATTCTGCATCCGCCAGTCTGCAGCATCAGGTAAATACGCGCGCGCGCAATTCGATGGCGAACCAAGTATCCGGGGCGGGTGGAAGCAATTCGTTCGCCGGGTCAACCGGCACTGTGGTTGCCACCACCGTTGACATGTCGGCAGCACAAAACCTGACGATCACCGGGACCTTGGCCGTCAGTACCGACACACTTACGTTGGAGTCCTACACCGTGGAGTTGCTGAACCCATGATCCAGATCCCGGTAGTGAACATCGGCGCGAAGGGCGATGACCTGCTTCTGGCCCCAACGCAACCCTTTCCCGCAGACGCCATCGCCATCGTCTGCGATGGGCAAGCGTACACGGTGTATCAGCGTGGCGAGATGGTGCCGCAGAACGAAATCTCTGGGAGTTAAACGATGACTAAATTCCTTGGCGTGGCCACCGATGAACCTACTGTCGCGTCGCTGTCTTTTACTGAGGCACCGGCTGATAAGGTGACTTCGATCTATCGCATCAACGTGACGCTCTCGCCTGCACAGGTCGCAGCGAATACGACTGCCGAACAGACTTTCACGGTGGCTGGTGTGCGCGTGGGTGATGTGGTGTACGTGAGCAAGCCAACTGCACAGGCAGGACTCGGCATCGTCAACGTGCGGGCCAGCGCTTCGAACCAGATCGCTGTCACGTTCTCGAACAATACGGGGACGCCGATCACGCCGACTGCAAGTGAGGTCTATCAAGTCGGGGGCATCCGCTGATGCGCAACTTCTTGAAAATCGCCGAGGGGATGAATGTGAAGCCTCTACTGAATGCTATTTACAGGAAGCCGGAACTGTGGAAGGCAGACGATTTTCTGCGCAAGTTCCCTCAAGGGCCATTCGGTGAGACGGACACGATCTATCTTCGGTTTCAGGACCATGTGCCGGTAGAAACCGATGAAGAACTACAACTCTATCAACAGAACAAACTTGCTGGCCATGACCTGCATGAATGCCCGTGGCGCGCAGAGATCAACGAACTACCCGAGGCGCGCGCGCTAATCATGGCGCTGATGACAGCGACTGGCGCGACACGGCTCGGGCGATGCATGATCAATCGCATCATTCCAGGCGGCCAGATTTTCCCGCATGCTGACTCGAAATGGCATGCCGAATATTGGGACCGCTATCACATCGTCATCCAGTCGGAACCGGGCAACACCTTCCGCTGTGGCGATGAAACGGTATGGATGAGGGAAGGCGAAGTGTGGTGGTTTCAGAATGCTATCGAGCATGAAGTATTGAACAACAGCGCGAATGATCGCATCCACCTTGTCATTGATCTGAGGTTCTGATGATTACGTTCATGGTCGAGCGGTTCTCTGATGTCTACGAAGAACTCCTGCCGTTGCTGCATGCGCACTACGGTGAGATTTCGACGCACAAGGACCATGACGTCCCGCTAGAGCCGATGATTGAAGTCTACCGCGCGCGCGAGGCAGATGGCTCGCTGATGATGGTGATCGGGCGCGAGGAAGGGGCAATTGTGGCCTATCTCGTGGCATTCATCGCGCCAGGGTTGCACTACCGCTCGTGCCTCACCTGCTCGCCTGATATTTTCTTCGTGCGGGAGGACAAGCGCACCGGCATGGCTGGCGTCAGGATGATGCGTTTCGTGGAAAAGGAATTGCGCCGTCGCGGCGTGAAGCGCTGGGCGATGGGCAGCAAGGTTCAGCACGATGCCTCTGCGCTGTTCCGCTATCTCGACTTCAAGCCGGTCGAGACGATGTACGAAAAATGGCTGTAATGGAGAACTGAAATGGTCGCAGCAGCAGTAGCCGGAGGGGCAATCGTTGGCGGTGTCGCCAGCGGTGCGCTCGGCGCGAAAGGCGCTAAGGATGCGGCCAGCACGCAAGCCGACGCAGCAAATCGTGCTGCTGACCTGCAATGGCAGCAGTTCCAGCAGGTGCAGCAGAATCTGCAGCCGTACATGGATCTTGGCAGCAATTCCATTTCTGGATTGCAAGCCCTCCTGAACGGAGGTGGACTCACGCAGCAATTCAACTTTAACCCATCGCAAAAACAACTCGAACAGACGCCGGGCTATCAATTTACCCTTCAGCAGGGGCTTAAGGGTGTAGATAATGCGGCGGCGGCAAAAGGGTTGAATCTCTCGGGCGCACAGTTGAAAGGCATTTCTGACTATACGACTGGATTAGCAGACCAGACCTACCAGCAGCAATATAAGAATGCGCTGCAGCAGTTCATGACGAACTACGGCATTAACTCTGATCAATACAACCGGTTCGCTGGTTTAGTTGGACTGGGCCAGAATTCGGCGGCAGGCGTTGGGGATGCAGGATTGCAAACTGCCGCCAATGCTGGCGGAATGTTGGTCGGAGGCGCGAATGCTCAGGCAGCGGGCCAAGTCGGTGCTGCGAACGCCATCAGTGGCGGCATTGGCTCCATCGGCTCGGGAGTGGGGCTCTATTCGCTGCTGAGGAACAACAACAACCCTTTTAGTTCGGGGTCGTGGGCGACGCAATATAACGCAAACGACCCCAGCACCTATTTTAACGACCCGAACGCATACGGTTGAACCTCATGGCCCAGATCGACGCATCCATTCCGCTCGGCATCAAGCCTCCGCAAACAGGGCTGGCTCAACTTGGTCAGACCGTGGATACCGCGCGCGGGCTTATCGGCCTGCAGTCTGCCTCGCAGCAGTTGGGGGCCAATCAGATCATCTCTCAGGCCTACCAGCAGGCAACCGACCCACAAACAGGCCAGGTGGATTTCGGCAGGCTTCAAGCCCTCGCCACGCAGGGCGGTGCAGGGGCATTCCTGCCTGATTTCATGGCGAAGATCGCCTCTCAGCGCAATCAGCAATTGTCATATGACGCCGGCAAACTGGAACTGGCACTGAAGCAACAGACCGATATTCGCAATCGGATTGGCTCTCTCATGTCTTCGCCGAACTATGGCAAAAGCGACCTGAAAAACGAGATCATCGGTGCAATGGGTCAAGCCTTGGCATCTGGTACGTTGCCGCTCGAGCAAGCACAGCGAGAAGTAGCCAGCATTCCCGGCGACCCGGCTGCACAAGCCGAGTGGATCAAGCAGCATTACCTGAATTCGCTGTCGGGGGAAGCCAAGATTCAAGCCATGCTGCCGCGCACGCAGGTACTGAATACTGGTGGTCAGACGCAGGTGCTGAACATCGACCCGCTGACTGGCAAGCCCAGCATCGCCGGTTCTCTGCAAAACACGTTGACGCCTGGCGAAGCCTCCGCAGAAGTCCCGGGCGTCACGCCAGAAGGCACGCCCTATACCATGACGCGCGCCCAGCGTCTTGCAATGCTACAGGGCGGTGGTGGCGGCGCTCCGGGAGCAGGCGGGGCCTATACGGGCCGTTTCCCGGGAGCAGAGGGAACGCCCGCGGGCGCCCCTAGCGCTGCTCCGGTTCCTGCGGGAGCATTGCAAACGGGTCTTTCCCCAGCAGCACAGGCGACGCAAGCATCCGGCGCCAGTGCACAAGCCAGCCAATCGGCTACGGCGGCACAACAACTCCATGACTCGGCGGCAGATGTGCCGATGCGTATCAGTCTTCTGAATCAGGCACGCGATGCATTGGGTGGGATCAATACGGGCCCGGGCTCGGACTGGCGCAATACGGCTAAGTCGTTCGCTAATGCGCTAGCACCGGATGTAGCCAAGAAAATCGGCTGGACTGGCGAGGTGAAGGACTTCGATGAGTTTAAGAAGATCCTGACGAACTATGCATCGTCGGTGTCGGGCTCGCTCGGCACCGGAACGGATGCGCGTCTGAATGCCGCGGTGACGGGAAATGCCAACCCGAATATCTCGAAGCTCGCCAACGATGACATCCTAGTGAAGACGATTGCCGCGGAGAAGATGCGCGCCGCGCAGGACTATGCCTGGCAGAACTCAGGTAACACGCCGGACAAGTTCAATCAGTGGCAGTCGCAGTGGAACAAGAATGTCAGCCCCGATGCATTTGCCTTCGTGGAGATGAGTCCGACTCAGCAAAAAGATTTTCTCGCGCGACAGCAAAAAACCGGAGCGCTCGGCAAGTTCAAATCCGATCTCGGCAATCTGGTACGTAGCGGCGTCATCTCGATGCCCGGGAGCCAGTAATGGCAAAACAACCTGATCTCTCGCCATTCATCCAAGCCTCCGCACAGCGCTGGAACGTCGATCCCGCGTTATCTTCCTCTGTCATTCAACAGGAATCGAGCGGCAATCCGGGCGCAGTGAATACGGAAGGTGGCGGACAAGGTGCATATGGGGCCATGCAAGTCCGCCAAGCGGCTTTGGCTGATTACAACAAGGCAAATGGTACCAAGTACAGCATGCAGGATCTGCTGAAGCCGCAGATCGGAGTAGACGTTGGCACTTGGTATTTGTCACAGCAACTTGACCAGTTCAATGATCCGGTGAAGGCGCTGATTGCCTATAAGCAAGGGCCAAACTCGTCAGATGTTGCCAAGGGCGCCCATCCATATGCCAATCAGGTGATGGCGCGGCTCCAGGGCGCGCCGTCCAAACCGGCCATGCTCCCCGGTGTGCCGGCTGCGCCGCAACCTAGCGCAACCGACGATGATGCGATTCTGGCCGCTTTCTCGAAAGGTGGTGCTGCTCCAGGAAATGCGGCGACACGCCCAGATAGCGATGACGCTATCCTATCGGCCTTCACCAAGGCGCCGTCGGAATCGCCTGCAGCAAAGCCCACATCTGTTCCACAACAGACCCCAGCCGCGCCTACCGCAGAAGCGCCCGGGAAAATCGAGTCTTTCGGTGCCGGTCTTGGGCATGGCTTCGGCAGCATCATGCTAGGTGGGCAGCAATTGATCGGGAAGGGGCTATCGGCTCTTGGTGCAGAGAAGGCGGGTAACTGGCTAGTCAATGATGCGAATGCTGGGTTGCGCAAGATCGGCGGTGAGTTTGATCCTTACCAGCAGACCAACCCTCTGACGGCCACGGCCGGCGACATCGGCGGCTCCATCGTGGCCACGGCGCCATTGGCTGCCGCAGCGCCAGTCGCTAGGACTTTGGGGGGCGCCGCAGGCATTGGAGCAGGTCTTGGCGCGGCAAATGCCGCATTGACGCCCGTCTCTCCTGATAGCCAGAATTTTGCCGTTGACAAGTTGAAGCAGATTGGGACTGGCGCAGCTGTGGGAGGTATTATTTCTCCACTGGCGCGCCTCGCCGGAAACATGATCTCTCCGAATGTCTCTGGGGATGTGCAAACATTGATGAGCAAAGGAGTGACGCCAACACCAGGCCAGATCCTCGGCGGAGGTGCTGCACGTACTGAAGCGAAGTTGAGTAGCGTTCCAGTGCTGGGAGATATGATCAAAAACGCCCAGCAGCGCGCGGTGAATGATTTCAACCGGGCTGCCTATAACGAAGCGCTGGCACCTATCGGCAAGAAGTTCAGCGGAGAAATCGGCCAATCTGGTATCGAAAAGGTTGGGCAGGAAATCGGAAAAGTCTATGACGATGTGCTGCCCAAGATGCAGTTGAAGGTCGATCCGCGGTTCCAGTCTGATGTGACGCAACTCGGACAGATGGCACAGGGTCTCCCTGAACAGCAACAAAAAACGTTCATGAATATTTTGCGCACCCAAATCTTTGGGAAGCTAGGGCCGCAGAATATAATGGATGGCACTGATTTGAAGGGTGTCCAGAGCGAACTAGCCCGCACTGCCAAGGGTTATCTTGGGGATGCCTCATTCGATAACCGCCAACTCGGAGCTGCAGTAAGTGCACTGCGCGATGCTGTCGATAGCAACCTGACGCGAGTGAACGCGCCTGATCTTGCCAAGAAGCTGAGTGATGCTAATCAGGCATGGGCCAATTTTGTTCGGCTACGCACGGCTGCGGCATCAACTGGTGCAATGAACAATGAAGGCATTTTCACTGCCGCGCAACTGCAGAGTGCGGTGCGTTCGGCTGATAAATCTGTTGGTAAGGGAGCCACAGCAACCGGGAACGCCCTAATGCAGGATCTGTCCGGAGCCGGTCAACGTGTCCTAGGGAGCAAATATCCGGATTCTGGAACCGCGGGGCGTGGTCTGATGGCATTGCTGGCGCCTGGCTCCATTGGCGCAGGTCTCGTATCAGCGCCTGGACCTACGCTGGCGACCCTGGGTAGTATTGGTGTGGGATCTCTGCCTTATACGCAGGTCGGCCAACGTCTAGCGGCGGCGCTTTTGACACAACGCCCACAATTTGCCCAGCCTATAGGCAATGTAGTACGTGATTATGGGACGCTGCTCGCCCCCGGATTGGTTCCTTCGTTGCTTCCTGGTAGCCAATGAACAACGGATGCCATAGATAACGGCTGAACCTACAGTGGTTCCGATGATGCGCAATGTTTCGTCGGTCATAATGATGAAGGTCTAGTCGAGCCTTAAATCGTCGGAAAGCCCGTGAAGCAGTCTCCTAGGGCAGAGACAGAAATCGGTGCGTGTGCGCCTTTTGCTGCCTTTGGCTATTTCCATGACTGCTTCGATTCTCCCCAATGCTGTAACGCATTTCGATGATAACAACGGCAATCCGCTTGCCGGGGGACAGGTTTTTTTCTACATCCCGAATACTTCCACACTCAAAAATACGTGGCAGGATCCTGAGCAAACCATCCTCAATACTAATCCTGTGATCCTCGACTCTCGCGGGGAGGCCATCATCTGGGGCAGTGGCACTTATCGTCAGGTTGTCAAGGATTCGGACGGCAATCTGATCTGGGATCGTATCACGGAAGATCCCAACGCCGGCCTGACCGGGAACATGACTGATGACATGTTCATCGCAGGAGTGGATTTTACGCCTGGCGTAACGACGACTCTGACATTGAGCATCGGAGCTGGATCCCTTGGGAATGTGTGGATATTCTTCGATGGCGTCTTTCAGGCTGACGATCAAGTCAAGTCCCTTGATGGCACTACGCTCGAGTTCAATGACCCGATCCCTATTGGAGTTTCTCTAGTCACGGTCAAGATCGGCAATACGATTGCAATCGGAACACCGGGTGCCGGCACTGTGACGGATGCCTCTGTCGCGCTCAATGCTGCGATCAAAAGTTCAAAACTCTCATTCCTTCAGGCCGGTACGGGCGCAGTCAGTCGAGCAGTCCAATCCAAGTTGCGTGAGTTCGTCAGCGTGACCGACTATGGAGCAGTGGGAGACGGCATTACTGATGACACTGCAAAAATTCAGGCAGCCATCGATGCTAACAAAGGCAGTGCGATTATTTTTCCTGCCGGAAAAATTTTCCTATCGGCAGGGATCATGCTCAATGATTCGACGTACAACAACACCATTCTGATTTTCGATGGCTGGTGCAAGCTAAAGCCGGACGGCGGAAACATAAATTTCGGTGGCTCGTGGGTTGGCCTTGTCATTAAAGACTGCGATGGTGTGATAATGAATCCCAAATGGGATGGAAATCGCTCCGCCATGTCTGACAATGAGCACATTCATTGTGTTGGTTTTGCTGGCGCAAGGAATGTGTACATCCCCGACATGATGGTCAAGGAAATCCGCGCAGACGGGCTCTACATCGGCCAAAAAGATTGGCTGTCCAATAGCGATAACTCTACGCAGATTAAGATCGGCGCATTCAACGCATTCAATTCTGCAGATGATGGCCGTAATGCTATCTCCATCATTTCAGGAACGATCATCGACATTGATACGGTCCGGTCTATTAATGTAGGCGGCATTGTCGGTGGATTCACAATGCCTGGGGGTGTTGATATCGAGCCAGACCACGGCTATCAGACATGCGCCAATATACGTATTGGTTACGCAGATATTATGACAGCTGGAACTTCGGGACTTGGCGTCTTCGGTAAATCTATCTCTGGTGATGATTCGGCTCGTGACTGGAACTGTTTCAATATTCTAATTGAGAACTGCAACATCCTGAAGACAGGTACTTCGGGGGCATCACTATCTTCTACTCCTTTCACGCGCGTGGCGGATCTTAAGGTCAAAGGCGTGCTGTCGTATAACAGCACGCGCGGAGCAGGTCCAGATCATGATTATTCTCAGCGCATCGACGCAGATTGGACCGTTACTAACGTAACGAATGGCGTTGTTGTCGGCCCCTCCAATACGGTTATCGATTTCTCTATCCGTGCGGAGGTTTCCAATTACACATTGGCCGGTATTCGCGTATCGGGATGCTCCCGCGGAAGATTTACCGGATGGATTTATGGGGCGGTAGGTGCAACGGCCTTTTCGATACAATGCCATGACGGTGGTCGCGCTGGCTTGACACAGGAAGATGTCGCATACGAAGTCGATACTCCATATGACGGAACTACACTACGCGCTTTCCGAAATGAGCCAGGAAATCTTGTTTCTTTTGGCAAAGGATGCATCGTACGAAACTGCGACTGGACCGGCTATCCGAATCAGGGCGCCACGAATGATGCTGCGATCCGTACCGAAAATGTCCTGGGATGGACAAATGCCACGGCTATGCCGACTTCCGGAACTTGGTTTTTCGGCACGTTCGTTAAGAACGATGTTCCTGCCCAAGCAGCAGGGAAAATCATGATCGGCTGGTCTCGTCTTAATACCGGCAGCAACAATGTGCTCAACAATGATTGGTCGCAGGTCTTCGCAACTATTTCCTGAGAGATGAACATGAAACATTTATTCGCCTTCATCGGTATTTCGCTATGGATGGCTGTTCTTTCCGCCGCCACGCTGACTCCAATTCAGCTTCTGAACCCAGCGGGATCGACGGCCGGTCAAGCGATCATTTCGACTGGTCCAAGCACTGCACCCGCATGGAGTACGCCGTCTCTGGCTGCGCCTGGACCTATAGGCAATACCACGCCGAGCACAGGAGCTTTTACCGCGTTATCTGCCACAGGTGCGATCACGCCTTCTTCGACTGCCGGTATCGTAGGGACTACTACCAACAACAACGCGGCTGCGGGCAGCGTTGGCGAGTACGTCGAATCACAGGTATCGACGGTTGCGATCACGAGTGGGGCGACGATCAACGTCACCACGATCTCGTTGACGGCTGGCGACTGGGATCTCGACGGAAACTGCTACTACAACGCAGGCGCTGGCGCATCGATTTCCGCGCAGGCATGTGCGGTCAATACAACTAGCGCTACATTGCCGGCGGCGCGACTGCGCACGCTCTATTCCTACAGCGGCACCACAGCGGTAGCGCAAAGCGCGATCGCGCCGACGCAGCGCATTTCCATCGCCTCGACGACGACCGTGTATCTGATCGGCTTCGCCAACTATGCAGGCGGCACCGTGACTGTCGACGGCATCATCCGCGCGCGACGGGTGCGATAGGCCATGAAAACGTCGGCCGCGGGCGTGCAGGCTATCAAGGTACGGGAAGGCTTGGTGCTTGAGGCGTACCCCGATCCAGGAACGCATGGTGCGCCTTGGACCATCGGATACGGCCATACCGGCCGTGACGTGTACAAGGGGCTGCGGATCAACGAGGCGCAGGCCAACGCCTACCTCGCTGCGGATGTGGTTGATGCTGAGCGAGTGGTCAATCGCGCGGTGGTCGTGGAACTCACTCAGGCCCAGTTCGACGCACTGGTGTCATTCGTGCTGAACGTGGGGGCTGGCGCCAAGGGCGTGAAGGATGGTTTCGTGACGCTCAAGAGCGGTCAGCCATCCACCATGCTGCGCAAGATCAATGCGAACGACCGCATCGGCGCGGCGGCCGAGTTTCCGAAGTGGAATCGCGCCGCGGGACGCGTGCTCCCCGGGTTGGTCGCCCGGCGCGCCAGCGAGCAATCTCAATTCTTGACGGGGAAACCATGACAGACGATCAGACCACCTGGCTCAAGCTGGGGGCAGGCGTCCTTGTTGGCGGGCTGCTTTCGCTTCGCAATCTTCCGGGGAACAGGTGGCAGCGCGCGGGGTCGTTCATCCTGAGCATTGCCCTCGGCACAATCATCGGCCTGGCCGCTATCGAGTATTTCCATCTCGACATGCGCAGCTGGACCGCGGTGCTCGCTGTGGCGACTTCTACCGCCTTCGGTTTTGCTGTGGCCATCAATGCTATGCAGCAGATCCCCGAAGCGTTGAAGGCACTGATGCGGCGCTTCCTCGGGAGCTGATATGCAAACCATCAACCTGGTGGCCAACGCCATCATCTTCCTCGGATCGTTCTGGGCGCTCTACACCCAGAAGGTGCCGACCCGTACCGGCGGCGCCGTGGTGCTAGCGCTGCTGTCCCTCGGCGCGCTGGGCAACATGAGCGCGCCCCAGGCTTGCCACAGCGGCCCGGAGATCGGGCTCAATGCAGCGGTCGCGCTGGGCGTGCTGTGGGCGTTCTGGCGGCTGGAACTGCGGCATCTGGTGAAACGGGGGCATGCATGAGCATCCTCGACCCGCGGGTCTGGATCGCTTGCGCGCTGGCGCTGCTGGTGGCCTATGGCGGTGGCCGGTGGCAGCAGTCCCGAACGGACGCGGCCACCTACCAGGCCAAGACGACTGCCGCGGCACTGGATGCAGCCCGCGTCCAGGTCAAGGCGGTGGATGATGCCCGCATTGAGGAACAGCGCCGCACCGCCGCGCAAACGGAGATCGCCAATGCTGCAACGAAAGAAATGGTCGGCGCGCGCGCTGATGCTGCTGCTGCCAATGATGCTGCTGGGCGCCTGCGCCAGCGAGTTGCCGAGCTACTCGCCACCGGTCGCGCCACCGGCAATCCCGCCGCTGCCAGCACAGGCCCGGCAGCCGACGATCCCATCGGCATGCTTGCCGACGTGCTCGGCCGCGCTGACCAGCGCGCGGGACTCCTGGCTGAATATGCCGACAGCGCCCGCGTCGCCGGCCAAGCCTGCGAACGGGCCTACGATGCACTGACGCCCAGAGATTGATCTGTCCTATAGGGGATATGCCTGCACAGTAAAATCAAGCACTTAGGAGCGGTCAGCATGGAGTGCTATAGGGAGACTAAACAGAGATATTCTTTTTAAAATCAACGGGATATGGTAGATTGAAGCACGGGTTAATAGCCTATCGGGGGTTCGAATCCCCCTCTCTCCGCCACTGATTCCATATGGCTTTGCGGGTTAGTGGTTGCTGATGGCGCCCTATAGATTTGGCGGTGTCCTATTCAGCCACTACCGCAGAGGCTGCACCAACTCAGGTTTGCGCCGATACACCCGGTCCGTGATCCTGCTGTCAGCGTGGGCCATCAGCGCCCGCGCATGCTCCACCGTAGCTGCATCGCTTGCGCATTTCGCGCGCAGGTCGTGCTCGTTGAAGCGCATTTTGACCTCCGTCTCCTTCAGCACGCGCTCCATAAAGCCGCGCCACATCGAATCCCACCCGCCGGCCCGGCCCGTTTCCTCATTGAGATAGGACTGCCCGTCGCGATTGCAGAAGAGCCAGGGTGAGATACGCACCGGCCTCGCCTGCTTGGCCATTTCGACGCTGGCACGCAGCTCGTCCGTCCAGGCCAGGATGATCCGCTTTGCGGTGCTGCCGGCCGTCTTCGCCGGCGTGACGTGAATGCCGTCCTCCTGCAGGTCGGACATAGTCAGGCGCAGCAGATCCCCGCGGCGTAGCCCAGTGATCAGCTTGACCCGGATGTAGGCCTGCACCGCGAGGACGCTACCCGCTTTGCGTTTCGATTCCAGCGACAGGCATTCGACGATCTCCCAGTCCTCCACGTAGCGCGTGCGCGCCTTCTCGCTGGCCAGGCGCACCTCGCCCTTGAACGGGTGCCTATCGATGATTCCCCACTCGACCGCCTTGGTGAAAGCGTGCGACAGGATCTCAATCTCGCGGCGCGCTGCGACCTTCGATTGCCGGTGCTCTATGTACTGGTAGATCACCTGGGGCCGGACCCCGGAGATGGGGGCGTTGCCGAGCACGGCGCGCAGGCGCTTGATCGCCACCTGGTTCTGCACTCGCGTGCTGGGGGCTTTCGTGGGCACGACCTGGAGCGAGTACCGGTCCAGCAGTTGAGCGATCGTGCGCGTGTCCTCGGCGCTGGCCAGGCGTTCGGCCCAGACCTTGTACGCTTCTGGCAGCGACGCGCCGAGCCGGAATTCCTTTTTCCCATCCCACATCGCTTCCAGGCCGGGCGGGACCTGATAGTAGTAGGCGCCACGGCGCCGCCGCCAGCGCGTCGGCAGGCCCTGATTCTCCTTGTTACGCGGACGTGGCATCAGGCCGCACTCCAGTTCGGTTCCCACGCAGCGGGCTGGCGAGTGTCATTCGGCGCACCCATCTGCCCCTCAACGTGCGACCGCAATACGGCCACGCTGCCGTCTGGTCTCACCTTGTGCTCGATACCCATAGCCCGAAGCGCACGCGCCTGCGCACCGGGACGGCACCTATGCGTCAGTTCTTTCAATTCATCTGGCGATAGTGTCATGTTGCTCATCTCGTTCCCCTATATCCACGCCGCAGCTGGGTCGCGGCGGATCAAAGTCCCGGCACGCTCGGCATATCGCAGGCGCCTGCGTGCGTTCTTAGCATCGATCATTTCCGGCCGTTCATTCAGTATCTTCTTGCGCCATTTCGCCGATGCCGCACTATGCGAGATCGGCGCCGGCTTCGGCGTATCTTCGCCAGGGCCAAGTATCCACCGCGGCATCTTCATGCGGTGCCCAACCCATCCGACGATATGCAGATGTTCCGGATAGTGACGCTTCAGTTGAAGTGAGATATAGGCACTGTGGAACCCGGTGAGAATGGAGATTTCTTTGGCTGACCTCGCCACTCCATCGGAAAGCACGCGCTGAATCATGCGCCACGTCACGCATTCATCGCGCTGTACCGTCTTGTTGCGTGCGGGAAGGCCAAGAGCATGCGCTCGGCAGAAGATTGAGGATTGGCTGCGTCCCGGGAAATTAGTAAACCACTTTCGCACCGGGATGCCATTCGCCCAATGCTCGCGCAGTTTGGCGTCGTCTTCTTCTGTCCAATGTGTCCAGGCTTTCATCTTTGCCCCTTATCTCCTTCCGTTGTCGCGCGTCACCAGGCGCTCCAATGTGCTCGCTTTAATCTCAGCGGCTTCGGCGCGACCTTTGGCGTTGTCGAGCGCGTATCGGAGCCTCCGAATCTCATCAGCAGCATCTTTTCTTAGCTGCCTAGCTTCGGCGCTTTCGGTGAACTCGTTGTGCGAGTCGAGACGGGATAATAGGTTCATGGCAGGCACTCCATTACTTCTTCGATGAAGACGCGCGCGGCTTCCGCGGTAATGGCATTGCCGTAGGCGCGCAGTCGTCCCACTCGGGCGGAAGCCCCATGAGCCAGCGGCTGTGTGCCGGGTTCAACTGGCCGCCACTTTCCATCCCGGCACAGGAGCCAGTCAGCAGCTCTCCAGAGGCCGTTAATCGGGCCGGCTGCGACGTGTCGATCATCGCGACCCGTTGCCCCAGTGGAATTCCCGTGTCGTGCGGGCGAGGCGGTAGATCCCCGCGACTCGCATCCGTCGCGGTTGGCGTCGGCCAGCCCGCCAGCAACGGCGCTGCCTGCCCCAACGTCAAGCCGAAGCCATTGCCGTTGCCCACTCTGTCCTTGCACTCCTGACGACGCTCTCGCAATCTGTCCAGGTCCTTCGGTATGAATTCGCCTGCGGCCGGTGTCGGCCAGCCGCATAGTGTGAACACCTGCTCGCTCAATGGCTTCCCGCGCGGTTGAGCCAGCCTGCCCTCCAGAAACTCGGGAGAGCCGCTTGCCGAATGCCAGTCCCTCGCGCTTGGCGTCGCCCAGGGCGACGCCAAGCCAGTAGTTTCTGTCGCGGATGTGCGGCGCACCGACGCCCGCAGCCGGGAACGGCTGCGTCCCGAAGGCGTAATCCACGGCTTCCATGTCATCGTGTACAAGGTCGACCCAAGGATCTGCGTCCTTGCTCGCAACCTGTTCTCCAAGGACGACTGGAGGGCGGCACTCGCTGATGAGGTGGTACCAGAACGGCCAGAGGTGCCGCTCGTCAGCAAAGCCAAGTCCTGCGCCTGCCGCGGAGAAAGGTTGGCACGGACAGGAACCGGTCCAAACAGGTCGATCATCGGCCCAGCCGGCACGACGGAGCGCGAGTGACCAGACTCCGATTCCTGCGAAGAAGTGGCACTGGGTGTATCCGCGAAGGTCGTCTGGTCGAACATCTCGAATATCTCTCTCGTCTACGTCGCCTGGCGCGATATGGCCATCGGCAATCAGGTTGCGCAGCCACTGGGCTGCATATGGCTCGATCTCGTTGTAGTAGGCGCCCATGATTCAATGAATAAAAAGGCCGCGCGCCTCGGACGGGGAATAGACGCGCGGCGAAGTGAATATCAGTCTGTTCTCTGCTGGTCTTGCATAGCAGTGGCAGGACGGGTTCGTAGTTCCTTCACGCGCGCCGCATAGGCTGCGGATGCTACCTGCACATCATCTTCATTGAGCAACTGCATGGCCATCGTCTTTGCCGCATCCATTCCGTTCTTGTTCGTGGCCGATGCAACAGCCTCCAGCACCTCCGCCAGCGTGACGACCCTTAGAGGCTGTACATTGTGTGTAGCTTTCTTTCCCTTGGTTGCGATCAATGAGATAGCGATCTCGCGCTCAATGTGGCTCAGCGCGCGGATGCGAATGCCTCCAACTTCCATTCCGCCGAAGCGCACCTTCTCATCGTTATATAGAGTCATCGACTTACCGATCCAGTTTCTGCCGTCTTCCCCCCATGCAAAGATCAAAAGCTTTCGCATGGTTTTGCATGGCTTGAATGGACGTCCCTGATCATTCTCGTAATGCAGAATCACAGGCTGGTCCTCGCTGCCCATGCGCACATCGGTCAGGGTGATAGTCATGTCACCGCTGAGCAATTGTTCAGCGTTTAATTGATCGCTGCGTGGCACGATGGTGCCACGCAGATCGGTTATGTCAGACATAAGAAATCTCCACTTCCCTAGTAGCAAATGCATAGGCCGGCAATTCGATCTCGACTGTCTGCTCTGTGTACCCAGGCCACTTATTGGAACGCAGGCACTCCTCATAGATATCAAGTAGGCGCCGATATTCATTGAAGCCTTCTTCGCGGCTGTCGGTATTGAGGCGATAGGCTGCTGCCGCGAATGGCCACTCGGTCTCGACGGCGATGAAGATGAACTCGACCACATCGCGCCCAGACGCGAACGCATAGCCATCGCTATAGAACGCGTCCTGAATGTGGTATGCCTTCCGCGCGATTTGGCGCTTGAATTCTTCGGGGCTAGCATCGCTGTAGGTCTTCACATCCAGCAGACGATCAGTCTTTGATCCGCATGGGCTAACCCAATCAGGGCGACAGCGGCATCGCACACCCGTTTCTGGGTCTATCCAGCGCGCCGATACTTCTGCGCGTCCATTGCCGAGATATTCACGGATATCTGGCAGGCCTCGAATCGAATCAGCCTGGCGCATGGCTGCTTCATATTGATCGGGCTTAATACATACCCTGTCGACATTCTCTGCTTCAAAGTCCTTCCATATCTTCGTGCTGCGGATGACGTCCGGGCCGACGATATAGCGCTTGCTGAACTCGTCTGGCTCCAGCACGGCGCAGTGAGCGAGATTGCCTTCAAGTTGACCGACCTTCTGGCGCTCATCCGGTCGAGACGGGTCAAGCGAGCGCGAGTAGTAGATGAATGGCGACTGGTTTATCTGATCGAGGCCGGTCTTGCTGATCGCGCTCTTGTCAGCGTGGTACACATCAATCGGTTCGCCATAGCGAAGGCCGATCCAATCTTCAATGTTTAGGGCGTTCATTACAGCCTCGCGCCAGTAAGCGGGTTGTAGGCACCGCGGACCGGCGCGTTCTCACGTGCCATCACCCAGCGGCCACCAAGCGCTGCACGAGCTTTTTGCGCTAGACCCGCGCGCCGGGCAGCGGCTTTCTCCTCGGTGCTAAGGCCGGTTTCCACATGACGCAGGTCCTGCATACGGATAGGGGTGTCCATGCTCAGCCTCCAAAAAACTGCACAAGATTGGCGGCGCCCAGCACCGCTATCACCACCAGTGTCACCGCGAACAGCATGCGGTTGTTGCGGGCGCGTTTGATCAATTCATCATCGGGATGCATCACATCCTCCGCATCTCTGCTGCGCGATCCTTCGCATCCATACGAGCGCGGTCGGCCAACTCGTAGAAAACTTCCTCGCGCACCGTTTCGAGATAGCGCCTGCACTGGATCAGCAGCCAATAACTCTGCAGATCACCATTGAACTCATGCCAAGCGCCGCCGATCTGGATACGCACCTTGTCCACCACCACACCAGCAGGCGAACCGGTCATCGAGTCTGCGGGTACTGCGGTGAATTCGATGTGCAATGACCCCTCAAGCGTTGATTCGGCAGGGCCATCGAAGATCGCGTCGGTGATGATGTTGTAGGAACTCATATCAGGCTCCGGTTGCTTTGGCGATAGCGGCGCGGACTTGGTCCATCACGACATTCAGGTCTGCGCCGCATACATACGCGCCTTCGACTGCCTTCAGCGCCTCTAGCAGTTCCGGCGCGGCGGCGATCAGGTGGGCGTTAGCCTCCTGAATTGCGATGTGCTAACTGATGACCGTTTCAGCCACAAGCATTGCGACGTCCGAGTAGTTGGGCGTGTACGGCGCGCCATCCTGTTGAGCGACATAGAAACGCGTATCCCCGAAATGTTCCCAACGGGAAAATGACCACGGACCCGGCGTATGTGTGCTCATGCCACCCTCGCAGTGCTATCGAAGGCTAGATGGTTTGGAAGCAAAGCGCGGCGTTGCCGGAATAATCCCTCCAACTCAGCAATCATCGTGTCGAGTTCCGTGTCAGCCGCCAGCACCAAGCCGATCACATCACGCTGGTATTGCTGCAGCAGTTCACGGCCCAGCGACGCCATTGCCTTGTCGGAAAGATCGCCACGCAGGACAGTGGATGCTATGGCGCGTAGATAGGCCGCGGAATCGATCTCGTTGTCACTAGCGATGTCATTGGCATTCGTGGAAACGTCATGGGCGACAGTACGTTCCGCAGCTGTGAAGGCTTGGTAAATTGGCATGACTGGCTCCGATGATCAGGTTTCTATGCTCGGCTGATAGGTCCTAGGCGTTTTATCAAACGTCCAGGCAATAGCCTCATGCGCGGTCTTCATTTCGGGAGGAACGCGGATCATGTATTCCTTGAAGCGGGGCTCATCACTTACCGGCATCCCAATCGCGAGCATCGTGTTCAGACGGCGTCGTACCGCCGCGCTGCCGAACACATCCTCGGCTTCTTCGCGAGACAGAGAACCATCCGGCTCCGGCGTATTGTTCAGAACCCTAACCATCACAATCGGTTCGTCGTCCTGCAGATCCCGACGGTAGAGAATGCCGAAATCATCCTGGCTTACCTTCTTGGCGCCAGAGTTCAACAGGTATTTGGCTTGACCGTACTTCTCGATCATCACGCGGCGGACTTCTGCATTCGTCTCGTCATCAATCGACTTGATAGAAATGCGGTCTGCGCACTCGATGATCCATCCCGGAACCTGCACGCCGTGGACGTGATACAACTTCCACCCGTCACGCCATTCATGCGACGGACCGTTCAGGTTGTGAGGCCGGTGCTGATCATCCTTATGAATCTGCATAGGGAAATCGCTCACCATGCAGAATTCTTCGTGGATCACGCGAAAGCCTCCATGGATTGCTGCGTCTTCCCATGCCTGGTACTTCTCGAAAGCGGGCAGCTCGAGGCCAAGTTCTTCTCGGCAAGCCTCGAGGTAACTGGACAATCCGGCCCACATGTTTCCGCCTTGATAGGTCCTCCACCACCACTTGGCGCACTCGAGCCCACCTTTTCCAGCAAGCGCCGAGCAGGCGCTTGCTGCAAATTTTTCGGCGGCGTCCGTGGCGGCGACCGTGGCGTCGTCCGTGGCGGCGACCGTGGCGGCGTACGTGGCGGCGCGCGTGGCGGCGCGCGTGGCGGCGTCCGTGGCGGCGTCCGTGGCGTCGTCCGTGGCGGCGACCGTGGCGGCGCGCGTGGCGGCGTACGTGGCGGCGTCCGTGGCGGCGTACGTGGCGGCGACCGTGGCGGCGCGCGTGGCGGCGTCCGTGGCGGCGTCCGTGGCGGCGCGCGTGGCGGCGACCGTGGC